GAACACATCAATTACTGATGGTCCCGAGAAATTTAATCTACAAATTAAACTTGGAGATATGACAATTTGTCATAGACAGTTTGACGCAAAACCATACCCCCCAAAGGTCAGATATACCGTAGACCTACGCCCAAAGTTAAAAGCGATACTCGCAGGGTTGACTGACATTTTTTCCGCTAAAAATTTAATTTATTTTCATCCCGAACTTATTAAAAATTGATACTATTTATCAATACTAAAAAAGAAAAAAAACTATGGCGACAGGTAAAAATTTTGAGTATCTCGGACAACAATTTCAGCTCCAACTCCTTAATCAAATTGTGGTAGACAAAGACTTTTCTCACACCATAATTGACGTTATTGAGAACAGCTATTTTGAAAACAAATACTTTAAAATCATCATTCAGATGGTTAAAGAGTACTACAAAAAATTTGACCACACACCATCGTTTGAAACCTTAGAACAAATCACAAAATCCGAACTTCAACAAGAGATCGCATCTAAAATTGTTTTAGACACAATTAAGAAAATTAAGGACGCACCTATTGATGGCGTAGGTTTTGTGCAAGAAAAGGCTCTTAAGTTCTGTAAACAACAAGAGTTACAGAAGGTTATGACAAAGGCTCAAAAAATTATTGACGGAGGTGAATTTGAAAATTATGACACCCTTGAAGAATTAGTTAGAGAGGCTTTGTTGGTTGGAAATAAAGATACATCAATGATGGACGTATTTTCCAATCTTGACCAAGTACTTGAAGAAGATTACAGACACCCAATTCCTATGGGTATTCCAGGTATTGATAGGTTATTAAAGGGGGGTCTTGCTAAAGGTGAAATTGGTGTTATCTTAGCACCAACAGGGGTAGGTAAGTCTACCGTGTTGACTAAGATTTCAAACTACGCTTTTAATCTTGGATTTAACGTTCTACAAGTCTTCTTCGAAGACAACCCAAAGGTTATCCAAAGAAAACATTTTACTCTATGGACAGGAGTTCATCCTGACGATTTGTCTGATCAAAAAGACGAAGTAATGAATAGAGTAAATGAAATTCAAACGGAGATGCCAAACAAGTTAATATTGAAGAAACTACCTTCAGACACAATGACTATGTTGCAAATCAAAAATCAAATTAGAAAGATGGTTGCAGATGGTATAAAAATTGATATGATAGTTTTGGATTACATTGATTGTATAGTTCCTGATAAGAACTTGGGTGACGAATGGAAGAGTGAGGGTTCAGTGATGAGAGCATTTGAAGCTATGTGTCACGAGATGAGTATTGTAGGTTGGACCGCAACACAAGGTAACCGATCTTCAATTTCATCAGAAGTGGTAACAACAGATCAGATGGGTGGATCAATCAAAAAGGCACAAGTTGGACACGTTATTATTTCAGTGGCAAAAACATTACAACAAAAAGAAATGAAGTTGGCCACTATTGCAATAACTAAGTCAAGAATCGGTGACGATGGGGTTGTATTTGAAAATTGTAAATTCGACAACGCAATGTTGGAAATAGATACAGAAAGCACTACAACGTTCTTAGGTCTTGAAGAACAGAAAGAAGAAAGACAACGACAAAGAGTAAGTGAGCTTTTGGATAAAAGAAAACAGAAGGAAACTCAATCTCAAAACAATTAACAAAATAAATTTACTTTAAAATGGATATATCACAAAGAATATTAAGTGACATTACGGTGTATATGAAATACGCCAAATTCCTTCCTGAAAAAAATAGAAGAGAAACTTGGGAAGAATTGGTGACAAGAAACAAAGAAATGCACCAAAAAAAATACCCACATATTAAAGATGAAATCGAAGAAGTGTACAAAATGGTATACGACAAGAAGATTCTTCCTTCTATGAGATCATTACAATTTGGAGGTAAACCAATCGAAATTTCACCAAACAGAGTTTATAACTGTGCTTACATGCCAATTGACCACCAAGATGCGTTTTCTGAAACGATGTTCTTATTATTAGGTGGTACTGGAGTAGGGTTCTCAGTTCAAAAACACCACGTTGAGAAACTTCCTGAAATTAAAAAACCAAACCCAAATAGAACAAGACGATATTTGATTGGTGATAGTATTGAAGGATGGGCAGACGCCATAAAAGTTTTAGTTGAGTCTTATTTTGGATTAAAATCATCAACACCAATTTTTGATTTTTCTGATATTAGACACAAAGGAGCTCTTTTGGTTACATCAGGTGGTAAAGCACCCGGACCTCAACCATTAAAAGATTGTATTCACCACATTACGAAAGTTTTTGAAAATAAAACTGATGGTGAAAAATTAACACCGATTGAAACTCACGACATCGTATGTCATATTGCTGACGCTGTGTTAGCAGGTGGTATTCGTAGAGCGGCTCTTATTTCATTGTTCTCGGCTGACGATGATGAAATGATTTCTTGTAAGAGCGGAAATTGGTGGGAACAAAACCCACAAAGAGGTAGAGCTAACAACTCAGCAGTTCTACTTCGTCACAAAGTAACCAAAGAATATTTTATGGATCTTTGGAAAAGAATTGAATTGTCAGGAGCCGGTGAACCTGGTATCTATCTATCTAACGATAAAGATTGGGGAACAAACCCTTGTTGTGAGATCGGTCTAAGACCTTATCAGTTCTGTAACCTTTGTGAGGTAAATGCATCTGATATTGAATCCCAAGAAGATTTTGAACAACGAGTTAGAGGTGCGGCATTCATCGGAACACTTCAAGCAGGGTATACAGATTTCCACTATCTTCGTGATGTTTGGAAAAGAACAACAGAAAAAGATGCACTAATTGGAGTTGGTATGACTGGTATTGGTTCAGGTGTTGTTTTAGGTTACGACATGAAAGCAGCGGCTCAAGCGGTTAAAGAAGAAAACGAAAGAGTTGCAAATCTTATTGGAATTAATAAAGCGGCAAGAACAACTACAGTTAAACCTTCAGGAACGTCATCGTTAGTATTGGGTACATCTTCAGGTATTCACGCTTGGCATAACGATTACTATTTAAGAAGAATCCGCGTTGGTAAAAATGAGGCTATTTATTCTTACTTAGCAATCAACCACCCTGAATTAGTTGAAGATGAATTTTTCCGTCCTCATGACACTGCAGTAATTACTATTCCACAAAAATCACCTGAAGGTTCTATTCTTCGTCACGAATCAGTATTCCAAATGTTGGAACGTGTTAAGAAAGTATCTCAGGAGTGGGTAAGAGCCGGACACAGATCAGGACAAAACAGTCACAATGTTTCTGCAACAGTTTCAATAAAAGAAGATGAGTGGGATTTAGTTGGTGATTGGATGTGGAACAACAGAAAATTCTATAACGGATTATCTGTTCTACCATACAACGGAGGAACTTATACACAAGCACCTTTTGAAGATTGTACTTCTGAAGACTTTGAAAGATTAATTAAAACATTATCCGATGTTGATTTAACAAAAGTGATTGAACTACAAGATAATACAAATTTGAGTGGTGAAGTTGCTTGTGCTGGAGGAGCATGTGAAATAGTATAAGTTATGACGGTAAGTGCATCAAATGATTGGATACAACAGTTATATGTTCAGGAGATTACAAAAAAGTCTCCTGAACCTGACTTTTACAAAAATGAAAATGGTAAATTTGTAATGACAGAAACTTACCATATAAAACGTGGTAAATGTTGTGGTTCTAAGTGTTTGCACTGTCCATATGAACCTTTGTATCTAAAGGGAAATACGAATTTAAAAGAATCCTTACGAAAGTAAGGATTTTTTTTTACTTAAAAATTTCATAACTTATATTTATATGTGATATGGCAACAGGTATTTCATACGGTATAACATTCCCTTTTAGAGACTCTTTTGTTGGTAGATATTTAGACGTATCTGACACAAATCAAGAGGAGATAAGGAATTCACTTATACATTTATTATTAACAAGGAAAGGATCAAGATATTATTTACCAACTTTTGGTACTAGATTATACGAATATATTTTTGAACCTTTAGATGGACCAACTTTTTCTGAAATAGAATCGGACATAAGAGACGCTATCGGAGAATTTCTACCAAACTTGATAGTTACGGAAATAAAAATCCAAGCAGCATCAGACGGATTAGAAAATAAAGGTTATACTGTGAACGAAGACGGTCAAAGAGAATTTAAAGTACCTGGAATTTCAGAGTTGGAACATACCGCAAAAATTACAATAAATTATAGAATTACAAATCAGGCTTTTGAGGCAAGTGATTTTGTTATAATTAATATTTAAAAATATGGCAGAAAAAAAGATATCCTACACAACAAGAGACTTTCAAGGGACAAGAACCGAGTTAATTAATTTCACTCGAACATATTATCCAAATAGATAGAAGTATACAAGAAACTGTATTACAATTTGCACAACAAAAATCTTCAATTTATAATATTGCAAGAACTTATGGGTTAAAAATACCAGGACAAAGACCATCTGTAGCATTGATAGATTTTTCAATCACAGTACCGGCCTTTGGTGACAGGGAAGATCTTAGATACTGTGGTATTTTATCAAGAGGTTCACAAGTAAACGGAGCTGGTCAAACTTTTGAGACCGTATATGATATAGATTTTGCATCCGCTATAAATGCTGAAGGAACACCAAACAGATTAAAAATACCTAATTTCGATGCAAATGGAAATTTAATAAATTATACTATAACTAAAAGAGAAGTAGTTGTTAATGGAATTACAAAAGTATTCAAAAGAGTTATTACACCTAACGATATCACACCATACTTCCAATTATTTTTACCTGAAAAAAATGTGTTAGGTATAACAAGTGTTTTACTTAAGGATGGAACACAATATACAACAATACCACCGGCACCCGATTTTATAACTTTAGGACCTGATAGATGGTACGAAGTTAAAGCTTTGGTTGAGGACAGAGTTTTTGTTGAAGACCCTACTAAACCATCTGATCAACCTGGTGTAAAAGTTGGAAGATACATATCTACTTCACAAAAATTTATAACTGAGTACACTCCTGAAGGATTTTTAAAACTGACTTTTGGTGGTGGAAATGTTTCTGCCGAAGAACAATTAAGGGAATTTGCAAGAGACGGTAAAGGAATAGATATTTCACGATATACTAATAATTTAGGTTTAGGAAGTGCATTAAAGTCAAACAGTACATTATTCATTCAATATAGAGTTGGTGGTGGATTGGCAACAAATGTGGGTGTAAATGCAATAAATCAGGTTGGTACTGTTACTTTTTCGGTCACAGGTCCTTCTGAAACAATAAACAGATCTGTTATAAACAGTTTAAGATGTAACAATGTTACCGCAGCAATTGGAGGAGCTAACGCACCAACAACAGAAGATGTAAGACAAATGGTATCATTTAACTTTGCCGCTCAAAACAGAGCCGTTACGGTTAATGATTATGAATCTATTATAAGAACTATGCCTTCTATATTTGGAGCACCAGCAAAAGTTGGGATTGTTGAAGAGAATAATAAAGTTAAGATAAAAATGTTGTCATATGACACAAGTGGAAATCTAACAGATGTAATATCTAACACTTTAAAACAAAATGTTGCAAATTATTTGTCAAATTACAGAATGATAAATGATTACATATCTATTGAAAGTGCCGAACCAATTGATTTAGCAATTTCTTGTGACGTTGTTTTAGATAACTCACAAACACAGGGTGCAGTTATTGCCAAAGTCGTTCAAATAATTTCAAATTACTTTAATCCATTGACAAGACAATTAGGTCAAAACGTAGTTGTTTCAGAACTTAGAAGATTAATACAATCTGAAAATGGGGTTATAAGTATATCCGACATGAGATTCTTTAATTTAGTCGGTGGACAATATTCATCATTTGAAACATCTCAAGCATATTCAGATCCCGCAACAAAGGAGATCCAATTATATGCGGACGTTATTTATGCTGAACCATCACAAATCTATCAAGTTAGATACCCAAGTAAGGATATTACTGTCCGAGTCTTAAATCTAAAAACAGTAAGTTTCTCTTAGAGATTTATTTTTCAAATTACCCACTTACTTTTTTGAAAATGGGAAATAAACTATTTATCAAAAAAGAAAAATTTAATGCCTAAATCATATAGAATAAGGACGGAAGTTGGGGTTGATAAGTATATCAACGTAGAATTAGACCAAGATTTTGAGTTTTTAGAAATTTTGTCTTTAAAAATTTTAGCAAATGATGTCTACACAAGATATTGTTCTGATTATGGTGTAATTGTAGGACGTGTAGTAGTAAATAACGGATATGGCGTACCAAATGCAAGAGTTTCTGTTTTCATTCCACTACAGGGAGATGATGTTGATAA